GCGAATTCTAGAGTTTATGAGCAAGGGTCTGCCGTTTGAGCCTCTCGTAAATTTCTTGAAGAATCTTATGGAGAATCCCAGTATGCAGAGTCAACAGGAACTATATGATTTCTTGGAGCATGAACATCTGCCTATTACTGAGGATGGACATTTCCTTGCGTACAAGGCTGTGACATCGGGATTCAAGGATAAGTATCGTGGAACTTTTGACAATAGGGTTGGTCAAGTCTGCACTATGCGTCGAGCAAAGGTAGACGATAATCGTAAGATGGGATGCTCACAGGGACTTCATGCTGGTGCGTTGAACTATGTGGCATCATACGGAAGTGTTGAGGCTGGCGATAAGATTGTTATCGTTAAAATCAACCCTCAAGATGTTGTTAGTGTTCCTAGCGACTGTAATTGCGAGAAACTTCGTACTTGCAGATATGAAGTAGTCGGTGAGTATCAAGGCGAATTGCTCAAGCCTCTTTACAAGAGCGAATTTGCTGAAGATGAATACCATGATGATGAAGATGATAACATCTACGACCAGTATGATGAAGATTACTGGGATCAGTATGATGAAGATGACGAAGAAGAATATGACAATTATTGATTCTGTGATTGGATGGGTGAGCAACTTGGGCTATGGCGGTTCGATCCCGCCGCATCCTCTTGAGCCGCAAATGATGGTGGCGTTCACTGTCCCGGTTCTTTGGTTGATTTGATAGGAATTTGAATTATGACTACTTTTAGTAATGATCTTGGTTTTAACCCTTTTGATAAAAGTAATGATGGGTTTTGTGAAGTAATGGACGGGAAATTTCTTGCCTCATTCGGTCAGCAACACATCTTTTGCTACAACGGAAGTCCACGCAAAAAGATTAGCAGTATGAAGCATACGCAAAATATCCAAGAAGTTTATGAAGCAAATAAAAACGCTGGTTCTGATGCTTACTTCTATATCAACGGTGGGCGTAAGCAGTATGCGATTGATAAAATCGCCGCCTGTTTCTGCGACATGGATGCTGGGCGTGATGATGAAGGTAAGTATTTTAAGCCTAGTGTAGTAATGAAGCACAAGGAACGCTTCCTACAAAAGATCAATGAATTTCCTGTGCCTCCTAGTTGGGTTGTAGATACTCGCAACGGCTATCAGTGTTATTGGATTTTAAGGGCTAGTGATCGTCAAGTGAGTAAAACAACATGGAAAGGTGTGCAAAAAAAGTTAGCTAATCATTTTGGCGGAGATCCTCTTGCTATTAAGATTAATCAGATTTTCCGAGTGCCTTATACTTGGTGGCGTAAAGGCTGGGAAGGTAAGGCTCCTTACTTTACCAGCATACTCAAGGGTAGCACGGGTAACACTGTGGCATTTAATGATCTTAAGAATACCCTTGAAGGAACATCTGCCAATATTGATTATAGAAAAATCAATAAGAGTAGTAATGCTTGGTTTGATGCTTGGAAGGTAGTCTCTGACGAGGCTGCTGCTAATGGTACTCCAGTAGAAAAAATGAGTTATCAAGATCAAAGACAATTGCATCGTAAAGTTGCTGATATTGTTTTTCAAGCATCTCATGGTCAAGAATTACCAGTGTCTCATGATCATGCAATTACTGATCACGCAAAAGCTGTGCTTAAAACAGTCAGTCAGGATAGTGTTGATGAGTTGGTAAATAAGTATGGGGATTACAGAACCACAGGTGAACCTCAACAGGTAGTACCTGCTATGCCTACTCCAGACTCTCTACCAAGCGTTGATTTAAACGCTGACACTCAGCAGACGTTCCTTTTAAAGAAAACCGTAGAGTTCCTCAACCAAGTCTCTACACCGCTATGGTTTAGCAAGAATCACTTCCTAAGTCGAGCAGCTAGAGAACTGGCTGACGAGATAAGCGATAAGTTCTGTGTAGGTTGATTTTGAAGTGGCTGCGGGGTATAATGTTAGTAGTCCATTATGCCTCGTAGTCCTTCATTTTTCTGGAGCAAATTATGTATCAAGAACCAGAACATAATGATTATGACGACGATGAATATAACTATTATCCAGAATACAACGATTATGGGTATCCAAAACAATTCAAGTTTGATTGGTCTGCATGGGAAAAATGGCTATCAAAAACCATTAAGGAAATCACAGAAGAAGATAATAACGTGTGGATATTTGGACATCCACTAAAACCATCTAAAAAGTCCACATCTGATAACACACCATCCAAAGGGGCATTTAGTGATCAATATTTTATGTATCTTGGCAAAAACCATTACGATGAAACACTATGGAAAGCTAAGTATTTTATTGCCTCTAGCTTTGATCAGCAATATAAAAATTATCTAGCTGCTAATGCTGCTCATATATTGAGACAGCCTACCTACTACAAAAATTTATTCGACAATCTCAATTAGGTGAAATTATGGAATACGATGAAGATGATGACGGTTGGCTGGAGGTGGTCAATATTGAAAAGCTGATTAATTTTAGCAGAAAGTTGATCTATTATAATTTTGATGAAGAGAACGCTGGGCTTGCAGATAAAGAGTTCTTAGATAAGGTGTCCAATATAGACTCTAGTAAAGATTCAGCAGAAATAGACTCTGTATTACCCTACAAGGAATGTAAAAATATAATCACGCCCTTGCTCAAGAAAAAAATATCCAAAAAAACCGATAAAGTTAAATACCTAATAAAAGAGTCAGACTACGACGAAGTGCTGATTCAATTTAATCAACGGATGGTTTCTAATATAATTCAGAATTTGGTCAAAAAAGGATATTTAGATACAGCATACGATAGCGAAAAGAACGATTTCGTTTTTTGGGTAAAAGAAAAACTTGGATAACTCTTATGAAAACTAAGCCTTCTGGCTGGGATATACATTTGCAGTATACCTGTAAATGTGGTAATCAATATTGGATATCTACTAAAGAAAATATGACTGATGGTTTCAAAATTGTTTGTGCTTATTGTGATAATATCATTATCCCACAAAAAATAGCCAACATCAAAGTTCATTATGAACAACCATCAAAGTCAAAAAAGTCAGACAAGAAGCCTGTCCCTAAGATGATTAATAGTGCTGCAATAACACTAGAGGATTTAGGTTTTGATAAAAAAGAAGCAATGGATCTTTGTCTAGATTTTTACAACAGATATCAGCCAAAAACAACGAGCGATTTGGTTAAGAAAATTATGTTTGATTATGGAGCAACAACATGAGTAAACGTCCTACTAGCTTTAGTGATATTATTGGACAAGAAGATGTTAAGCAAAGGCTGAAAATATCGGCTTTCGCACATAAAGCTAAAAAAACTACAATGCCCCATGTTTTAATTGACGGGCCTCCCGGTCTTGGTAAAACAACGATTGCCGGGGCTATTGCTAATGAGCTAGGAGTAGATATTGATATCATCAACGCCGCTAACATTCGTTCGGTCAGGAATATACTCCCCTACTTAATGAAGCTACAGAGTAATTCTGTTTTATTCGTAGACGAGATACATAGACTACCCAAGGTCGTGGAAGAGTTTCTTTATCCAGTAATGGAAGATTTTAGGATGGAGATTACTATAGACAAAAATCCAGAAAGTATTGATCTACCAAGGTTCACAATGGTTGGAGCAACAACAAGCAGCGGCAGCTTGAGTCAGCCTTTCTATGATAGATTTATGATTAAAGAGCATTTGTCTTTTTATAAAGATGAAGAACTTGCAGACCTAGCTAAGAAAAATATATCAGTGAATGTATCAGATAGCGATCTATTGGAAATAGCAAAGCGTAGCAAAGGCACACCCAGAATATTAAATTCTAGGATTGATTGGTATGAAAGCTACACCACATTTTATCCTGAAGAAAAAGATGTAGCCAAAATATTTGATATTCAAGGTATTGACACTAACGGATTCGACAAAAACGACAGAAAGTATATCGGTGTATTAAATACTAATATAGGAAATCCACTAGGATTAAAAGCACTGTCTAATATGACAGGCATCTCTATGGAGACTATTGAAAATAACATCGAACCGTATATGATAAGACAGGGATATGTCATCAGAACTCAGAAAGGAAGGATTCTAGGTAAAATAGACAGGAGTAAAATATGTCAGTAATCGAGAAAAAGAAAAGAAATAAAGAAATCTCCTATTTAGAACACAAAAAACTAATATCTAGTACTCTAAAAAAGACTGGATATGAAAACGTATTAAGGTATATGATTGAGGAATTAGACAATATGGAAGAAGTTACAACAACACAAAGCGTTTGCTTGTTTCAGATATTGTCTGCTTTAGAAGAAGTGCTAGAGAAATATCCCAGGATAAAAAATGTCTGACGAAATTTATACGCCTCTCGCTAAAAAAGACAAACAACCAATAAGATATCAGTGTTTTCAGCCAGAAGTAAGAAACCAAATACTTTCTGTTGATATACCAGATGAAGTAAGAAAACATCTTAATGAACTTTATGATTTAATTTTTTATCAGATGCAGAGAATCTCAGAACAAGAATCACAAATGATTGCTATCAAGCATAAATATGCATGGAAACATTATGATGAGGGTAAAAAATATGACAGCAAAACCAGAAAATATACAACAGACTAAAAGTGGTAGATTTTCACCCCGATGGAATCCGGGCGGTGGAGAAGGTATATCAGGAATCATCAATCTGGTTTCAGATATATACAATATCGACCAGCATTGCCACACATGGGTTGAAATAGGTACTTTATATGGAGAATCTAGCTTGCTAATAGCTTCTTTTCCTTTTGTGAAAAAACTACATTGCATAGATATGAGGATGAACCAAAATCTTGATATGGTGAAGAAAAGATTAAAGCATCTGATGGGGGTAAAGCAAATCGAACTAATACATGATTCATCTACCAACGCTTCTAAAAAATTTAAGGAATCAGAAATAGACGCAATATACATAGACGGAAACCATGAGTATCAAAGTGTTACGGAAGACCTATCTTACTGGTTTAGTAAGATTAAGTCTAATGGATTTATTTGCGGACATGATTATGGTCCAAGGTGGCCGGGCGTAATACAAGCAGTTGATGAGTTTTGTGCTAGTCACAATCAAAAGATTATCAAAAGATATTGTGATTCAAGTTGGATGATAAGGAAAAGTATATGAAATGGTCATTGGTTAAAAGCTGGGCAAAAGAAAATGGATATACCAGCTTTAGAGAAAAAACAGATAGAATTGACAACCCTAACAATTATGATTATTATTGGGGCAGAGATGACGACCCGTCTGCTACTGGTCTAGCTATTAGTGTGAGCAAAGTTGCAACTGATATATACAATCATATGACCAACAATAAATTCATTGAACATCAACAGCAATACCAGAAGGAAATAGACCATAATGAACTTACAGGTTCTTGGTGATAAGATTAAAAAACAAAGCATTACCATGTCTACTATTGTGGGCAAAGCTATAGAAGCTGTTGTGGCTTACATAACAATATGGTTCTTTAAACCTTTGTGGGAAAAATTTATTAAGTGGTGGAAGAGGAAAAACAATGAGTAATTATCTGAATATAGACATACCACCATTCTGGTCTTTTTTAGATACGGGATTTTTATACAATACAGAGCCAGATATTAATAATGAAAGAATACCTGTCGAGGTTTTTTCTTTTACTAGTATACCTCAAAGATGTGCTATGTTCAGTATAATGACCGAATATGGTAGTCAGCACGCTAGAGTGCCTATACAATATTTAAGGTCTGATGAAAATGGCGGCACAGATTATCCACTAGACTGGATAGAACTTTGGGACAGCATGAGTTACTATGCTTCCTGCAATATTAATGAGTATACAAAAAATAGAGCAGCGAATATAATGCTCAAAGATAAAACGCTACATAAAGCTAAATATCTATTTACAATAGACTGGTGTTTTGGGCCACAATATAAATCTGGTTACGGCGAAATGTCAGCAGGTCATAAGTGTGGACATTTCTTTGAAGGAGAAGGTGGACAATATTTTATGCAGCCTAATAATAGAGTGCTGTGGATGGATGGTGGTAGTTTTATCAGTAGAAAGTTTGATAAAAAACCAGACTGGAAAGTTTTCGATAAAGAATATAGCTGTGAACATACTGGTAGCAGATGGGTGTCCGAGTCTAATGAAGAAATGTATTTTTACGAATTTGTAGAAAGAAAAGAGAATGAATCAAACAGTAAGACTAATTAGTGTTACTCCAGATGCAGAAAAAAATATTGCCTATTGTGCTAGGGTGTCTAACCCAAACAATCAAGATAGCGACAATATAGCCGGCCTATTGAATTATTGTATTCAGCATAATCACTGGAGTATATTTGAAATGGCATTTATGACTCTAGAGATTAATACTACTAGAGGGTTAGCGGCACAAATATTACGACATAGAAGTTTCACCTTTCAAGAGTTCAGTCAACGATATGCGGACACCTCGTTTCTTGCTGAAGAAATACCAGTTTTTGAAATTCGTAGACAAGACACAAAAAATAGACAAAATAGTATTGACGATATAGAGCAAGAAAAAGTTATTAAGTATAATTCTCTGATTAGAGAGCATTTCGCTAAGGCCAAAGGTCTTTACGATCAGATGCTCAAGGACGGAATAGCCAAGGAGTGCGCCCGGTTTATTTTACCACTCGCTACCCCTACTAGATTATATATGTCAGGCTCGCTGCGTTCGTGGATGCATTACATCGAACTCAGAAGTGCCAACGGAACCCAAAAAGAACACATGGATATAGCCAATCGGTGTAAAGATATATTTAGAGAACAATTTCCTATTATATCAGAGGCACTCAATTGGCAATGTGGCCATTCAGAAAAGAGTTAAGATATGCTGTCAGGTCTAATCGGTGGCCAGCATTAAGAAAACAACATATAGAGAAACAGCCATGCTGTATGGCTTGTGGGTCTTGTAAAAAGCCCGAAGTTCATCATATAGTCCCGGTACATCTAAATCCAGATTTAGAACTAGACCCGGAGAATCTAATCACACTCTGTGATAAATATTGCCATTTTATTTTTGGGCATTTAATGGATTATAAGAGCTGGAATGTAGATGTGGTGGATGATTCAGCTGAATATCTACAAAAAATTCAAAACAAGCCAAGGAAATAAAGTTCTGGTGTAAAAAACACTAGTCAAAGTCTACCAATAGAGAAAAAAAAATGGCCACAAGACAAATAAACAGTAGCACAATAAGCACAAATAAAACGGTATTCAAAAGGCCTAACGGCAGTAATATAGACCCTAGCCTGAAGAACGGGATTAGTTCAAGCGTCGTTTACTTGTCTGAAGGTTCTAGTGTGGATTATATTAAAAAACGCCCGGTCTACCAAAGAAAAATTAATTCTTTTTTTGAAAATACTAACGATTATACCAATACTAGTATATTTTTAGGACTTTATGTGCCTTATCTTGCTAGACGAGCAGGAAATGATGTAATAGAACCAGCAAGTGGTGATAATTTTTATACAGAAAATCTTGGAACTGTTGACACAGCCGGAACAAATCAAATTATTAAAAGTGAAAATATTGCACTTGATAATAAGTTTACATTTTTTACTGGTAGAGCCGCTAAAAAAGATGTTGAGAAAATTTTTATCAAAGATCCTATGCAGAGTAAGGCCTATCGAGCTTATACAGAAGAAGAATATAACTTTTTAACAGAAATTTATGAACCAGAATTTCAGGCTCTTTGGGAGCCAGATGCAGAACCTCCTAGCGTTTTAATGAGATATGTGGCGCCCACGGCGAATGACTGTGGTTATTGTGCGCAATATGCATGGGCTTGGTACTATGACACAAGCTATCCTTGTGGTGATCCTGTTCCTGACGGATTTGTTTTTACTTCTGGAGGACCAGATGATTGCGGTATAAGCGCTAGCGGAGAATTGCCATTCCCGCCATCTTTTGATGATGTTCCTCAATATATAAAAGACTTTGGGGTAGATTTTACCGGTATAGATATCAATTCTCTCAGATACATAGCGGGCGAAACTTACGATAGCCAAAGACTGTGTGACGCATACGATCTAACTGCGCAATCAGGTCTATACGAATGGCAACCTTCTAACGGTCTAATGAGGGTTGAGGTTACTGGTATACCGGCAGGTTATGCTTATTGTAGCGAACAATTTTACGCAATATAGAAAGCAATAAAATGGCAAATTATTATGTAATGACAGAGGATACCTTCGATAAGGATTGCTCCAAGCATCCTTCTGGAGAAATTATTTGTGGTAAAGAATATTTATTAAGTAAACGCTGTTCTTATAAAAGCATAGCAAATGGAGAGATACCTACCAATGGTCTGCTCAATAGGCAGCGGGCTGGCTACCGTCAGAAGAGAAAAGAAACCACTATAAAATTTTTGTCAAGTGATGAAAATAAATTAGTTGGCTCTTCAAGCGACGAAATAGTAAAAAAATGTAAACGTAATATTGGAGACCGTATAGGCTTTATACCATCGGGGAACAACCAGTATAGGGTACGGGCTGGATGCAGCTGCAGAGGCGGTGAGCGCGTAAACCCTGATTGTGGTGCTTTCGGACCAAATAAAAGCTGTTGTAGAAGTGGCTCCTGCGCGGTAGCAGGTAATGGTAGCGGTGGGGCAATTACACAGTTTTACCCAAAAGGTAAATACGGACCAGCAGGAGTGTATCCAGATGGATCAATAATTAATAGTGACCGACTACGAAAGGTTAATGGTAAACTTGTGCCAACAGGACGCTACCTTCGTAAAGACTCGAGAATACATGAGTCGGGAGGTATTAGTATGGCCGACGTGCGTAACGCAGAAATGAAAGCTGTTGTAGGAAAAAACTGGGAGCGTGGGCCAAAGCAATTTGAAGTCATAGACAAAGGAACGACCGATCTTTCTATTAATGCGAATATCTCAATAAAAGCAAGATTTGCTATTAAAGATTTATCGTGGTGGATCAAATTATATGAAGGCTTGGTCGAGAGTGGAGCATCAAACACTATTTATGATAGACTAGGATTTAACTCGCCAGTATTTACAGTGCGTGGGTCTGACGGCTTTTTCTTTCAGGACAGATCATTTAATTTAGGTGTTTTAATGCAAGCTATGAATGGTGATGATATTGATGGATTGACAAAATCGGGCTCTGATTATACTAAGTTTGAGGGTAACAATCAGGCTTCTATAACTTTCAATAAATTGGGTGGCGTCAGTATACAATACAACATATCTGGCCTTCAACTGAAAACTGACAAAGGCTTTAGTGTTGAGGCAGGATTAGGGGCTTTGCAAGATGTTATGGATTTTACAGGCATGGTACGCATAGAAAATTAAGACAATGAGATATTTATTGATACTATTGTCATTAGTATCTTTGTGTAATGCAGGAACCATAGACCCACAAGCTAAAGACTCTGAACATTTAGCATACGGCAATAAGCATGGATGTGTTTTAAAAATTGTGGGCAAAGTGAGAGATACGGAGAACACTTTTTTAAAAGGCTCTTGTGTTGTAATAGATAAATACTGGGCATTAACGGCAGCTCATGTAGTGTATAACTCTACCAACGAGGCTATACTTTATAAGGATGAAGCGTATCCTGCAGCACAGGTTATTATTCACGAAAAATTTAAATACAAACCAACAGACTGTTATGATATAGCATTAGTACGGCTGTCTAAACCTTTAGTACTAGATTTTTATCCTGGATTATATACAAAACAAGATGAAAAAGGTAAAATATGTAGTATAGCCGGTTATGGTGCAACAGGAACCTTTAGAACTGGTTATATATCTGGTAGTGGCGACTACAAAAAAAGAGCCGGATCTAATATTGTAGATGATATAATAGATAATAATTTAGTTTGTAGTGTTCATAAAGGTGTTAAGACAACATTAGAGTTTTTAATAGCTCCTGGAGATAGTGGCGGGGGACTATTCATTGATAAAAAGTTAGCTGGAATTAGCTCCTGCGTAATGGCTACTGATGGTAAGTCTGATTCAGATTATGGTGATGAAGCTATTTTTACTAGTATCGGTGTAAACTATAAATGGATAGCGAAAAATATAGATAAGTAAAAGGTCTTTCTATGTCAGTGTATAAAATACAATTTGATCAAAAAACAAATAATAGAGTAAAAATTAGTAAGAATATAAAGCCTTCTATTATGTATACGCAAGATAATATTGGCTCTAAAGTTGTAGTTGGGCTAGATGTAAAAAATGTTTCATCTTTTAATAGCGAGCTGGGAACAAACATTATTGAAAAACCTGTGACACATTCTCAGCCGCCAGAAGCATATCATGGACATTTTGTAGAAACATTACCATTAACTAATTCTTGCGTTTTAAGTAATTTTTATGTACCTTATTTGATGATTAGCTCTTATGATTTTGGCAGTATATTGAGTTCTACTGATACCTTCTACCAAAAGAAAAACTATAGCACAAGGGGTGACGGAGTTTATTATGCTTAGTCATAAATTATCAAAAGAACAGATCTTAGATATACAAAACGCTAGAAAATCTAGCAATGAGACTCTGGGCTTTACGACAAATCCTCCCCCAAAAGGACCAGTCAATCCTTTTAAGAGAGCGCAACAATATATACGTAAGGTAAAAAACAAAACCTATAGGGAGTTATTACACAGGATACTTAAGGGATTTGAGAAAGATCCAGGTGGTTTCGAAAATTTGCCAGAAAATTGGTGGGATATAAGAAGTAAATTAATAGATGGCACTTTTGAACTTTGTGCAGACTTAGGTTGCTGCAATATTGCTGAATGTGGCCCTCCGATGCAAATTCCAGAATGCGACACAGCAACACAAATATGTAAACTAGATGAGATTATTCCTAGAACAGATATTGGTTTTCTAGATAGTTCTATTAGGGTTAACCCAGAAAAAATAATATCAGCAATACAGCTTCCTGCTATAGTATTAAACCAGGGCACAATTCAAGGTGAAGCGTCATATAAAAAAATAGTGTCTACCAACAATGTGTGCGATGCAGGATGCGATTTTGGTACGAGTTGGGATTGTAATGATACAAATATTCCAGAAGGATGGACATTCTACCAAAGTGATGATGAGGGTGTTTCATGCGGAATATCAAAGTTTGTGATTGTTGATACTGGTATATTGAGTAATGATTATTGTGAAAGTATAAATGAATTTGGTATACCGTTTAGTGTAGTATTTCCAGAAACCACGTCAATAGATGCTACTGGAATAATACCGTCTGGCCAAATACGGTGTCCTGGTAGTTACTGGATAACATAAAACTTAGAAAGGTTAAGAGCAATGTCGTGTAGATGGGTTTTAACTAAATATACGTCAGGTCAACCTGAGAAAACATTTGGTCCACCACCACCAGCCTTTTATAGCAATGGCGGATGCGTAGAAGAAGATGGTAGTGGATTTATACCAGCAGACGCGGAGCCAGAACGATACACGATTGTATCAATAGGTAAAAAGCGGGCTGGTGTTACAGAGGCACAAAGCAACGTTTATGGCCGTTTATTAAATAATCCTGAAGCTGCCGCAGAGATTCGTCGCAGAATAAATAATACTGTAACGACCTTTACTGCAGCTAGGGCGGTTCTTGATCCAGAAGTCGAAAAATTAATAGAACAGTATTTAAGCGATAGGCAAAATTATATAGATATTTTATCGGAACTAGGTGTTCCTCAGGGAAGATATGAACCAGACTTATCAATGCCAGATATAACAGATTATATTGGGGTAAATAAAGAATCCCAAAAAAATATAAGTATACTAAAATATGAAGGTTTTGGTGATCCAGTGCTTTTTAACGGATTTCCAAATTGTGGATATACTGTTTATAACAGTAATGATTTTGCAGACACCAACGTGTTTTTAAGGCTATATGTTACTTTTGATCCAGGAAAATTAATGTCTATCAAAGAAGCCTACGAGGATTATCACTTTCGTCAAATGATAAAAAGTGGGGTAGAGCTAGACAAAATTCCTCCTCTCGACTTTTCTGGTTACAGACAATATATAGATTGGGGAGGTGGTTTTATTTTTTATAATCCATTTGTTTTTATGGTAGAGGATAAGCAATTGGTTGGTTTGAGTATAAATCAAATCAAATCTAAAAAAAGACGGAGTAGGGCCTGGAAAATTAACATAACGACACCTTCTTACGAGTCTTTGATTGAGTCGGGGGTTTCCAGTTTGCAATTTGGCACGATAGCTGGACAAAGTCAATTGGCAGAATGTCCTAATCCGAAAGAGCAAGATTTTATTGTGCGTCCAGACGGAATTATAACATATCTAAACTATCATTATTCAGACGGAACTAGTCAGTCAGTGCAGGAATAATTTACACTTCGGTGTATCTATCAAAGATGGCAGAATAATCGCAATAGAGGTAAAAATGGCAACTTACAACATATCATCAGAAAGCTCAAACGCAACAGTATTCAACAAAAATAAAAGCGTTAGAGTTCAAACACGCATTTCAAATACTGATATTAATCGGGCTACTGATAACGATAATCAAAATACAAATGATAATATTATCAACTCACAAAATACACCTAAAACAAATCAGTTAACAAGAACTAATGCGGCTGGCACTAACTATTCTTATCCATTTAATACAGCAGTATCGTTCAATTTTAACATACCTTACTTAGAGAAAAATTACACAAGATATCTTAGACATTTGCCGGAGATATACTACACATTCCCACCAGCGAGTGGAGATAGTCAAGTTAAATTTTACCAAAGTAGTAGCAATTTCCAAAAAAATAAGGTCCAAAGATACAAATTTACTGGTGATGAAGGTGTGGAGATGGATTTTGTACACGATTTGGCGTTGGAGCAGTATACTAATGAGCTTGCTATTGCGCAAGGCCTGAGTATCCAAGCAAGTCAGGCGAAAGATATAGATTTTACTGCTCAAAACGATCCAATACAGTATTATTACTACAACTCTATGAATGGCACATGCCCTAAATGCGTATTAACAGGTGGGGATTTTGGTTTACAGTTAGGTGTATCATTTCCTGACAACGATGGGCCGGTTGACGCGAGCGGTGGCTTTCCTCTAACTGGATATTCTACCTGTGAAAGTCTTGAGGCAGAAATAGCGGATCTGGAAGATCAGTATGCTGGAACATCGATCAGTTTTGGCTACCCTATAGAGTGGAGCGTTACTTATAAAGACGGTACAACTATTAGCGGAGACGATTGCGCAAGTGTACCAGCAGATTACAAAGATGCCGCTGCACAAAGTTTTGGTGGGCTATCCTCAGAAGAGTGCTCGGATTTGTCCGAGCAGTATCCAAATATTAATATTATTTTTGATGTGTTTGATACAACATTAATATCGAGTACAACTAAACCGTCTGCACCTGCAGGTACGCCATGTTCAGACCTTTTCGGGAGGTACGCATAAATGACACGTCTTTATTCTAGATCATTATTAACTGACCAATTTAAAACTTGCAAGGCAGAGACATACAAGGTAGCGTATAGTAACTGGGTGGAGGAAGATTGGTTTTCCAAAGGACAGTATGAAAACTATAAGCGCTGCGAAAATGTTAATTTGTGCAGGCTCGGCGGCCAACCAGAACAAGTTAGTTGCTTAAGCGATAGGTCGAACAACATCCCTTTCCCTTTTGTCTTCCCTAGTGAGCCGAACAAGCGACGTGATATGCGTGGCGGGATAATCGGAGGCGACAATCGCACCTACCAAGAACGATTGAATAATTGTGCTACGAGCAAAACTGTAAGAATATGCAACGCACAAATAACTGGTTGTGATAGTTGTCCGCCCAAACTACAAGCAAGATACGACGCCCATTTCAGAGGAGTTTTTGGTGAAATGAGCGTAAATCATGGGTGGGGATGGAGACCTGTTGGCAGTATGTATGTGCAAGGGTATGACACTCTTATTCAACTAAGCCCTATGCTGGGCACAAACAAGCTCCTCTTCAACCGTTCGGGCGGATCGGGAAATTCTTATGCGAAACTAACAGTCACATACACTTCTAGGAAGAACATGCAATTGGTTAGTCCAACTGCTGGCGTTCAGGCCGGTCTCTATCCGATTGATATTACAAAAATAGATCCTATAGAAACGAAACTTACTGCAACATTAAGAATGAATGCCCTTAATTTACTTATAACACAGAGCGATATAGACACAACTAAACAGCCATACGCAACGCAATTATTGCGTTGGAATGGAAGGAAATGGTCCGTACCAATCTATCAAATAACTACAGAGGGCGAGGCCCCATGGAGTAGTAGTAATTTCGACTATATCGACTGTGCCTTCTCTTTGCAGACGAGCCTTAAGCAGCCGCCGAGAGGACGGTATGGCCGACGCCGCGTCCCCGGTGATTCAGCGAGAGCGGTTGTATGGGCAGAAAGGGCGAGGTAATGAATAGAAAAATATCAATACTACCATATATAAAAGAGTAATAAAATGGCAACTTATAGCATTCGATCTGAAAATTTAAACTCGATAATATTTAATCAAAACAGAAAGCATGAAGTCTCTACTCAGCCTCCGTCTCAACATTTCATTACGGCCACTGAAAGCAATGAAATAGGTAGAAACGATATTCTATTTAAGAATAGCATTAAGCCTGTTAATCAATTGAAGCCAGATAATAATTTTGTTAGTGACCAGCATTACCCAATCAATACCGCCATATGGTTTAATTATGAGAGACCTTATTTACCTATAGAAGACCGGCGATTGACTGAGTTTTTTACCGAACCAGAATTTTATTATACATTTCCTATACCAGAAAAAAGTAACATATATTTTAGAAGCAGATACACTAAAATAAAAAGAACAAGACTGCCAGAGATTCAAGATGCTAATGAAAACTATGTTAGAAATATTGTTGCTGGATTATACCTATTAGAAAATCCAATAATAGAGGGCATGGCAGAACAATCATTCTCCGCACAAGCAGATCCGCAGTTAACTTATTATTATCATAGATCTATGAGTGGCAAGTGCCCACAGTGTGAGATGGAGGATTTCTATATAACCGGTGGTTTTAGTATACCTAATAGCGGTGGTCCGGAGGGATACCTGGACGGCTTCCCTGTAACTGCCACTAGCTGTGCTGAATATGACTTTATGATTCAAGAGTACCAGCAAACTTATCCTGGCGGCACTGCAGATCCTATCACCTGGGATGTAACTTATGCAGATGGCAACACGGTCTCTGGCAGTGGTTGTGCAAGTGTACCACAGCCAGTGCGAGTTGCGTCTGATACCATATGGTCAACAAAAGGAGATTTTAGTGCTGCGCAATGTGCGCAACTAGCCGTTCAATATCCAACATTAAAAATACAATTTAATAACTATGATACTGAACTTGTAACAACCCCTGTTTTCCCGAGCGGAGGGCCAATTGGTACTCCGTGTTCTGATCTGTTTGCAACCTCTAACTAGATAGGTATTAATTATGTATTGGACAAAACCAGAAGAGACACACGATAAATGCGGGGAGAACGTTAGCGTAGCATATACTAATTATATAGCTAGTCCATGGTTTTCTGGTAATATCACCTACTCTTCACTTGTTAGCAATCCCACGCCTAGTAGACCAGTAAACGCAAGTGATAGAGATAAGAGTTATGTAGATAGCAATGGTTGTGTGCAAAAAGAGAGATCTCGTATATTTGGAAATACCATGTATGTCGTTGGTTTTTCAGGTGGTGCTGGAGGAATGTCTTGGCCTCCGGCTAGGGGTAGTTATGTCGGGAATAATGGTACTGCGAGCGCAAGTCCAATATCTATAGCCTCGCTATCGCCAGTGTTGGGTACAAAAAGAGTAACAGAAACTCCACAATCAGTTACAGTATCCAACTATGTTACTGTAGATGCTGTAACAGCAACGTTTCTTAGAGAATGCAGTGCTACCGAAGTTATGTGCTATAATGGGCGGTTTCGCTGTCCCCAAATACGAAAAGAGTGGGAAAGGCTAAAAGCTACTACTGGATGTGATGCACAAAGACAGTTAATGGTAAGCACTGGCTCCATTCAATTGAATGATGCTGAAATTACTATCAGTTCTTCAGATTTTAATGTGTTGAAGGAATGGACAAGCACTGTTAAGATAGATACTGATCGTAGATGGCAGGTGCCTTCGGATTACTATTTCATAAACAGAACCTACAGAATTTATGTGACACCAACATTATCAAAAGCAACCAGCAGTACCACAAGCTCCGTAGGGTTATATGCCAGAGCACCAGGGGGCCAAAAAACTACGTTGGCTGGGGTGAAATATAGATGGAAGATGGAGATGGGAGCTACATCATAATAATGAACAGAAAAATATCACTACTACCATATATAAGAGAAGACATCTATGGCTTAGATACCAAGTCTGGGCAGTTTTATGGATGGGAAATACAAAAATTTGAAATACAAAAATATTGGAAATATAGTATGGGGGAAGGAGTGAAGGTCGCAGTAATAGATACAGGATGCGATCTAGAGCATGATGATCTTGTAGCTAATTTATTGCCTGGATATAATTTTGTTAATGAAGGAAAATCCCCAATAGACAGAAATTGCCACGGTACTCATGTAGCTGGTACAGTTGCTGCTAGCGACAATAATCTGGGTATGGTAGGAGTGGCTCCAAGGGCCAAAATCATCCCTGTTAAATCATTGGATGACAACGGATCAGGTGATTTAAAATCGGTCGCCAGAGGGATCGTGTGGGCCGCTGACAATGGTGCTGACATCATAACCATGAGTCTTGGTAGCCCAAGAAGCTCTATAGTCATGGAAAAAGCCATCAACCACGCAGCCTCCAAGGGGTGTATTATATTTTGTGCAGCAGGAAATAGTGGGCCAACAACAGATATAATGTATCCTGCTAGATATAAAAACACAATAAGTATTGCTGCTGTTGATATTAATCTTAAAAGAACTAGTTTCAGTTGCAGTGGACCATCGCTAGATTTTCTAGCCCCAGGTAAAGATATATTAAGTTGTGCTCCGGGTAATAAATATGCTAAATTAAGCGGAACAAGCATGAGCAACCCTTTCGCCGTTGGTTGTGCTGCACTAGCATTATCTAGTGTTGGTAAGAAATTAAGCAGGGAACAGCTCATAAAAGCTTTCAAGAAAACTGCCCAAAGTCTTAAAGAAGCTAAATACAGTGGTAAGAAGAATTACGAAGGATATGGAATCATACACCCTATAACACCCAACCACCTGCTTAATATATAAGTATCTATAGCCTATCTGTCAAGCAGATTTTTTTTCTAATGCGGCGCTTGACAAAATCCTACGGTGTGCTAGAATATGGTATGAGGAGACGATGAAAGACGAAGAAGATAGAAAAAAAGCAAGAAGGCAATCGGTTGCCAGAAAAAATATGAAAAAAGGTCATGGTGATCTTGAGCAAAGAAGCACCAAGCACCAAAAATACGATTTTATAAAGCAGAAGAAAGATATTGAAGAAGAAGAGTTGTGGGATGAGTGGAAAGATTATTACAGATGAAACTTCTAAAAAAAATCAAAAACTTTATTCTATCTTTTTTTGCTCACGCTGGAAGAGGTTTCCCGAAAGCTGACCAGTTCACAATAAACTCCAGATATTTACAGTGTATTTCTTGCAGTTCATATGATGATGAAAATAAAGAATGCTCTGAATGTGGATGCAACATAAATAAAAAACAGGAATTTCTAAACAAGCTGGCATGGCAAGATCAAAAGTGTCCGCTTGGAAAATGGTAGAATGAAAACTAAAGCTTACAATAGGCACGACTTTTTTCTATCTCGAAAGAACATATTCGAGATATGCGAAAATGCTATACGCTCTACCAACGATACGTCTATTTTTATACCTCATATTTGCGGTATGAATGACAACCCTTCTAAAATATCAAGACTAATTTATGATAGATATCCTATTGTAAAACAGAATATAGATGTTTCTGTAAATCACAAAATAGGACAAAACCAATACGTCTCAGTCCTGCACAACAAAAGCAAACAGAGCAATATATTTGTTGCTAATATGTTTTGCAGAAATCAAAAAAATAAAAACAGGCACGTTAACTATTACGCCCTAGCCACATGTATGATCAATCTACAAAATCATTGCAAGAACTATAAGCTGGCTAATAGCGATCAAAAAATAGAAATACACTCTCCTAAAATTGGTACAGGAATAGATGGTGGTGACTGGAATACTATAGCGAATTTAATAGATGATATTTGGGCAAATTATTTCACAGTTTTTATTTACGAGCCAAACAATGTTTGATTATTCAGTAATTTTAATTGTTGGTATGGGTGTGGTTATCGGTATACTCAGAGGTTTGGAAAACATCAAATGCACCAGAGCGGGTAGATGTGAACCAGCGAAACCTATCAAAGATAAATTTGTTTATGTCTACATGGATTTTCAATGAACCTACTCAAAAATCATAGATGCTATCTTGCTGGTGCAATAGACCGTGTAGAAGATAGAGGCAACGGTTGGAGAGAATATATCACTCCAATATTAAAAGAACTTAATGTAGAAGTTTTTAATCCTCTAAAGAAACCCACAAAGTGCGGAGTAGAAAACGGAGATACTGCTAAACATAAAGTATACCTAAAGCAAAACGATAAGTTTGATGAGTTGTCCAAATTAATGAAAACGATTCGCTCTGTCGATTTGCGTATGGTTGATATTAGCGATTTTATAGTTGTTAATCTAGATATAGAAACCCATCCGTGTGGGACTTTAGAAGAAATATTTTGGGCGAATAGACAAAAAAAACCCATATTAATCAGAATAGAGCAAGGTAAGCGTCATGTTCCTGACTGGCTTTTCGGAACTATTCCGCATCATATGTTTTTTGATAGCTGGGTTGATGTTAAAACATATTTAGAAAAAATCAATACGGGAGAACTTACAGATAATACAGGAAGGTGGTGTTTCTTTGAAAGATGAAATAGAATTACATGATGAAAAAATTATGGAAGAGTTCCAGGAAAGCTACGCTTCCGCTGTAGAGAGTGGCAAGAAGAGGGCGAGTGAAAGCAATGTAGCTATTGTAAGTATAGCTAGAAATTCCGCTAAGAACTTAGTAAATAATATACCGGTGCTTGAGCAGATAGAAACCTATTTCAACAAATGCTATTTTTATTTTTATGAAAATGATTCCACAGACAACACCGCTGAACTGCTTGAGTCTTGGTCAAATACAAAGAGTAATGTTGAATTTGTCACAGAGAAACTAAATACTCCCTATCTACCTCTTTCTACATCGAATGTCAGAACAGAAAATCTAGCTAGAGCAAGAAATAAATGTTTAGAGTATGTCAGAACAATACAAGACAAGGTGGATTATGTAATCGTTATAGATACTGATTTTACCAAGTTTTCCATTAATGGATTAATGAATTCTTTTGGGTGGTTTGATATAGATCATGTGTCTGCTATTGCTGGTTTTTCTTTTTTAATCAAGAACGTAATCTTTCCCAACGGCACCAGATCAAATCACGAGATGCTGACCAATTATGACTCTTGGGCATATAGACATACGTGGTGGTCTGATACTCAGCAGGTAGGCTTAATGTATTGGTTTCAATACTGGATACCTTTAGTCGGCTCTCCTCTTATTAAAGTGAATAGTGCTTTTGGGGGATGTTGTATATATAAAACAAAAGATTATTTGCAAGGTAAATACAGTGGAGAAAACTGTGAGCATGTTATGTTTCATCAGAGATTACATGCGGCCTCTAAAGATTTCGATTTACACGTTAATCCGTCTATGATAATGTACGTAGAAGTTTAAGAGAAAGGGAAATTATGATTAATGTACTAGCTCCGATTAACAACACAACAGGATACGGTATAACTTCCACAAATATTTGGAAAGAACTTCGTAAAATTACAGATGTTAATTTGTTCCCTATAGGCGGTGTTGCATTAGAAAATGAAACACTAAGAGATGATTTCTCTCATGATATTAATAATACTATGCAGTGTTTAGGCAAACATCAGCCTTGCATTAAGATTTGGCATATGCACGATTTAATGTCAAGAACAGGGAACGGCAAATATGGTGTGTTGCCTTTTTTTGAAGTGGACAAGCTTAAGGATCACGAAAAAACATCTGTTGGACATTCCGATGTTATTTTTACTACATGCGAATGGTCTAAAAAAGTACTAGTAGATAATGGGCTAGATGCAGACTCTATTGTTATATGCCCGTTAGCTGCTGATCACGATATCTTTAATCCCAAATATTTTCCAGCTGACCCTAACAAAACCACTTACAGATTTATCAATATTGGTAAATGGGAGATTAGAAAAAGTCACGATCTGCTTGTGCATATTTTTAATGAAGCCTTTACTAAAGAAGATAATGTTGAATTATGGATGGTTAATCATAATCCTTTCCTCAAACCAGAACAAACCGAAGAATGGCATAATCTTTACAAAAACAGCAAACTTGGTGACAAAATTAAGATTTTTGATAGAATTCCCAACCATATTGATCTAGCAAAAGTAATTTCTGACGCAGACTGTGGTGTTTATATCAGTAGAGCAGAAGGATGGAATAACGAAATCCTAGAAACCATGGCAATGAATAAACCAATTATAGCCACAAATTACTCTGCACATACTGCATACTGCAACAATAAAAACTCTTATCTTGTAGATGTAGACTCTTTAGAACCAGCATCGGATGGTATATGGTTTGATGGTTTTGGAAAATGGGCTAAATTAGGATCTAAGCAGATAGAGCAGACCATCGAACACATGCGTTACCTTTACAAGAATGATATCCGCACCAATCAAGAAGGTGTGAATACATCTCAGTCTTTTACGTGGCAAAATACGGCTAAAATAATACATAAGCATCTGTGCTGATCTGGTGTAAAAATAATTACGGTTCAGATAAATATTTTTTAGCTATAGGAAATTTTCATGCCAATACCCAGCAAAAACCCCGACGAAGACAAGCAAAAGTTCGTATCTCGTTGCATGAGCAATGATACTATGAAAAAAGAATATCCAGACACCAAGCAACGAGCTGCCGTGTGTTTAAGTCAGTCCAGAAAAGGTAAATCTTCTTTAATAGAGAGCGTACACGACGAACTATGGGCTTCTTGTGAATGGGATGACGAATGGGATGAGTTTACATGGGAGACAGAAGCAGGCGATATTTATGATGAAGAAGGCAAGGTAATTGCTGCAAAAAAGAATGGTAAAAAAGTTACTCTGAATAAACCTTTCCGTACTCCTGATGGCCCTAAGAAATTTAGTGTATACGTTAAGAACGATAAGGGTAATGTGGTGAAAGTTAATTTTGGTGATCCTAACATGAAGATCAAAAAGAATATTCCTGAACGACGCAAAAGTTTTAGAGCTAGACATAATTGCGATAATCCTGGCCCAAAATGGAAAGCAAGATATTGGTCTTGCAAGAAATGGTAAATTATGATATACAAAGCCAAAAATGACCAACTAAGATATATTGGGTTAAACAGATCCAGGATCAATAGTCCTAGATTTAAAACCACCGATTACGAAATTGGCTCTAAGGTCGCAGAAACTCAGGATGTAAAAAAAATAAATAATCAGTTACAAATAGCGCAAGATATATATGCAAACAATATTCCACCAACTAATACGCTTACCAAATCAGGTAATAATAATCATGTTCTCAACAGGGCTTTCATTATTAATACCTTAATTGCAAGAGGATATTACTATCCTTATCTTGGTAATTACGGCTATAAAATTGCTCTAGAAGAAACATACTACACCGATACCGTTAGCTTTAACAATGTAAGATTTGTAAATAACATTGGAGACACAATTTGACAAAATTAAGTTTACCTAAAAAATCGGTCCCTTTTATTGGACAAAGGCAGATTGTACAAGATTTAATAGACGAGTTGTTACCACCAATAAGATGTCAAGCTATTGGGTGCGAGCAGCCTCCAGAAGCATTGCCTTTACCTCGCTTTCCACTGCCCAAACCATCGCCTTTCCCAAGAGTAGATCCCACCCCTCCAGTATTGCCTGATCCACCGCCTCCACCACCTCCTGCACCGCCCGCTCCTCCACCTACAGACACACCAATATTGCCTACCGATCCTCATGGTCTATGTGTCACAAGTATGTCTGTTCAAGGCGCCGTTTCATGGGTTTTTGATACTGCGACAGCATTAAATTTAGCCAATCAGGGTGACACTCAACTACAAGATGAACTCGTAGGTCAATGTGCTGGTGCTATAATATTTGACGATGTGACTTCAGAGTGTTTACAGAATGTAAATACAGTCAGTATAGGTGCGCCAATAACATTAGCCCTAAATAATATGTCGTGCGATGAGCTAGCAGATTACCTTAAATTAGAATATTCTATAGACAATTATCCAGAACCAAATATGAGCATCGATGAAATATTGTTAACATATGGTTTTGGCGATTGCCAATCTAGCAACTACGATTTAAGCTGCGCAACCACTTTGGCTGATTTGACAGATAATCTGACAGAACAGAATTTAGTGTTTAATGATCCAGCTTATGTAAAAGCAGACAATAAACGAGGCTGGGTATATGGCGATGCTAGCGATATGCCAAAAGCAATAACAAAATCTATCGTCCCAACAGAGGCGGCTTTAGGTATTGTGACCCCTACAGTTGGTAACTTGATAGATAGTAATAGTTATATCAGTGTAAAAGGTTTAGCTCAATCATTTTCCTCTATGCTTATACAGTCTATTAAAAACATACAATCGCCAGACGGGGTAATTATTCCCAATATAGGACTGGATTTTTCTGCGCTGTATGACGTTGCTCTACCTGTTAATATCACATCTCTCAGTTTAAATATGACCGGATCTATCACTGTGGATATACCTGGTAGTATCCTTAAAAGAAAAGATATAAAGATTAGAGTGGCACAAATAGGAACAAAAAATATTTATGTCCAGACAAGACAAAATTTAGTAGACGAAACACTAACAACAAATTTCACAGTTAATAATGTTTACAATAAACCATCTGGCGGTGTAACTTCCATGACTGTTCAGCCCATTAGCGTAGGAACGTCCCGCAGAAACAAAATTAGACTAAACAACATAACACTTACCATAATACCCAATATATCATAAGGAATTAATTTTATGAATTACAAAGACATAATGAATAGTATTCAGCAACAAATTCAAAGCAGTGAAAACGAAACCCCAGAAATGGAACTGCAAGAATACAAACAAGATTTTCTGGAGATGAATATAGGTTCTCTGAATGCTATTATGCGTCACGCACAAGAAATTTTGCAAACACTGGATGATCCAGCAGTAAAAGAGAACTTGACAGAAAGCTGGCTACAGGGTAAAATTGCGATAACAGAAGATTACATGCGAACCATACATGATTTTGTAAAGTATGTGCCTTCAGATGACGATGATGCTTATGCGGCAGACAGACCAGGATTATGGGAAAATATCAGAAAAAAAAGAGAGCGGGAAGGCAAGAAATATAAGCCTGCTAAACCTGGAGATAAAGATAGACCAGATCCTGAACAGTGGAAAAAATTGACTAAATAAATATTTGTAACTCTAAAAGGAACTATAATGGAAAATCAGGAATTTGACAGCCTAAATGTGTACCTTGACCTTGCCAAAAAGACTATCAGTAAATTTGCTGGATCTTTAAAAAAAGAAATGTTAAGCAATGAGGATGCTGTATCTGATGTTGCTAGCGCAATAATGGTTGGAGATTGGAAATGGGACGCTAACAGAAAAGGTAAAACAGGCAAAAGTAAAACAAGATATTCGTACAGGAATCAGTGCGCTATTTGGGCGATTCAGACGTATACCACAAAAAAGTATAAGGCTCCTAAGAGTCGCTCATTGAATTACGCAAACGATAGCGAGTCTGGGCAAGTAGGTGATATCATATCTTCATCTATTAAAGACCCTTGTGAAATTGCAATAGAAAAAGAATATTCAGAAAATCTATCAAAAGATATTCGTGATATTTTAAATTCTGAATTAATATCTGATAAACAACGTCAGTATATTGAATTATATTATTTTGAAGGATATACTCTTGAAAAGATAGGTAAACGTTTTAATATAACTAGAGAAGCAGTGCGTCAAAACATTAACAAGTCTCTAGAAAAAATAAAAAACCTAGCTGATGTTTAACTTCAAGAAAACGAAATCTAAAACAGAGAACAAGCTTGCTTCTGTTGATTTCTATATAGACTCATCTAACAAAGTTAATGTTAATTGTGAGTGGACATATGAAACAGATCACAACGCAGAACTGTTGGCGGAACTGTTATTTAAAATCAATACCGGGGTTTTCGCTGCAAATATAGTTTCTGTGTTATCTTCCGAGATACAACAAAAAACAGAGAATAGCGATTTCGCATCTAAAACTATATTAGCTTGGGATAGATTGAACAGAAATTTCAAAAATACCAACAATCAACCTTTAGTTAGGCCAACCAGTTTTAATAACAATGTCAGAACACAACAATAAAATAATATGGGAAAAATGGATCGACCCATATTTAGGCGATATAGATAATGTGGGCGAAGAATGGGAACAGTCCGCAGAAGACGAGGAGGAATACGTAGAAGATAACGAAGAATATGCAGCAGAAGCAGAGATAGTGAAACATAAAATGTTTGCTCTTAGTTCTCCTATGGGTTTTATACCATATGATGAATACTCTATTCCTGGCAAAATATTCAACTTCTGGACAGGGCATACTGATTTTACTATCACTCAAAGTGTTTCTGATGCTATAGAGTCTACAGAAGGAGTAGAAATACTAGATGTATTTACTAGATACCGATTTAGAATAGCAATAGGCAAAGCATTTCAAGACAGATTAGTAATGAATAACATAGACCTAAACATAAAGAAGCTTTTCAATGAATAATTTTCCTGAAAATGATACGCTATATGAATTTCATAATTATGGAACTTCAATAAAAACAAGAGAAATATTTTTACACAATTATTTTGGTGCAGATAATGAGAACCCCGGCGTTGAATATAAGATGTCCAACGTTTTCATTAAAAACCTTAGAGCATTAGACACAGACAACAATAAAGGTATCGTAGTTCATATGCATAGTGTTGGCGGCGAATGGTCAGATGGTATGGCGATTTTTGATGCTATATCTAATTCTCCATCGTATATTAGTATGATTGCATATGCACAAGCAGAAAGCATGAGTAGTATCATATTTCAAGCTGCAGACGAAAGAATTATAACAGAAAACTCTTACTTTATGCCTCACTACGGGTCAACAGATGCTCATGGAGATTATCTCAATGTGCAAAATTGGGTAAATTATGAGAAACATATATGTGAGGTGATGTTTAACATATACGCCAATAGGTGTTATAAAGGTAAATATTTCAAAGAAAAATATGGTGGTGGTAAAGAAAGCATTCCTAAAGTCAAGTCTTGGTTAAAAAGAAAACTGAAAGATGGCGACTGGTATATAAATGCAGAAGAAAGTGTCTATTATGGTTTTGCTGACGGTGTATTAGGAGATAGAAAATACCCAAGCATATCCAGTATTAAAGACAACACATCATGAAAATTTTAGAGTATGGATATTATGACCACGCTGCCAATGACAGAGAAGTAAAAGATACCGTAAGGTCGGCTTTAGAATTCGGCCCTAGTCTTATCTCTGTACTACCTAGCTATGCTAGAATAGCTAAATCAGTAATAAAAAATTCTTCACTATTATCTTCTGTAATAGATTATCCTTTTGGTCTTTCGTGCCTGGATGCTAGGCTTAAAGACGTTAAAAAAGCAATAGACAATGGTTGCGACGTTATAGAGATTATGGCCCCAAACCATGCTCTTTGCAACAGAAAATACGACCATCTTCGAAAAGACATCAATCAAATAAAAGATTTATGCGACCGTCATAACACTATATTAAGATATACTCTGGATTATAGAACCTATACGTCCTACCTAATCCACAAGGCTGCACGCATTTTTCTAGCAC